CCACGTTGGTCTTGGTCGGGTTTCCAGCACCACTGTTCGCTGACTCTTCAGCACCATTGATTGCCAAGGTCTCGTCAAAATATACTTTGCCGACTCCTGATATCCCACGCTCTGCTGTTGCGTTGCCACCGCCCGATCCTATCGCATACGCACCAGTGACTGACATTGTTAGATAACCTGCAGCGTCCACCTGACGGACATCGATTATCTTCAGCCCGACCTTTGCCAGACCATACACGATGGGCAACGCAGATTCGCTGGCCGTTGAGTTGACCTGGATGCCCTGCTGTTTGGATGCCGTTCCCTGTTCCTTGCCAAGGCTGTCTTGGTTCCATGCATCGTAAGCCGAGACTCCACACCTTGCGACAAAGAACCACTTGCTGGCAGAGGCAATCCTCGCCCATGTCCCACCATCGCCTCGTACCGCTCCAGCGATGAAGGCCGCACCCTTTATAAAGAGCCGAAATGCTCCCCCCTTGCTAGGTAGCTTGCTCGCCACAATTACGCCAAATCGCCAGGAGTCTGGAAGCCACTCTGCCCAGTCGGTGGAGATCCTGCCCCTCGTCTGCCCCAGAAGACTGGCTTGCCACCTAAGTCTGGAATGGTGTTGAACAGATAGTCGGTGTTAGTGCCAAGGATATTATGGCCGTAAGTGCAGACCACATCTGTCCCACCACCAGCTCCACTACCACTTGCAGCACTTCCAGAAGTCACGGTAAATGAGTTCTCTGTGGGAACTGTGACCACCTCAAATGTGCCGTTCATCGTGAGACCATTCACTGCACTCGCTCCAGAGATCGTTACCTGTGAGCCGATGCCGATGCGACACGGAGCAACGGTATCTGTGAACTCAACGCTGGTGGAACTCCCAGTCGTTGTGACAGGATTCGCACCCAGAGTTCTGGTCAGGTGACTTCGCCCTTGCATATTTCGCATAGACCGCCAGTTGGTCATCGTTGATCTGGTAAACATGGCACGAGCCATATCCGACACGACAGTGGTCGAGATTCTCGCTGTGCCTCGCTTACTGATATCGCTGGGCTGTTGGCTGACTTCCCACGCTGAGTTCATCATGCCCTTGAATATCAGCAACGGATCAACGACCACCACTCCAGTCGATAGCAGGATCTGACCAAAATAGATCCGACAGTTTCTGCCTCTCACCTGATTGGTCAGAACCTCTGCGATGATACTCGTGTCAACTCCACTGAATGAAATCTTGCAGGACTGACCTGATGGATCTGCGGTCTCTGGTGGTGACTCCAGATTGATCATCCCACCGATGCCTGTCCATGTGAGCGAGTTCCATGATACATCACTGGGTGCAGTCGTGTACCTAATGGTCGATCCTGATCCAAGTATCTCGATCAACCAGACATCCGCGTATCCTTCCTTTGCTGAGATGGCTGTGATCATGGCTGCAGACAGTGCTGACCTGACTGCCATTATGGTGCTTCCTGAAATGTCACCGACAGACCACCGATGTATTCGCTTGGTCCTGCACTAGCTCCATCATAATCTAGAATAACCGCTGTGACGCTGGCACTCGCAATCGTGAGTACGCCACTGTTAGTCGGAGAACTGCCAGCAATGATGGGAGGTGCGATTGATAGAGTTGCTAGTCCACTGCCATCCGCACTGGCATCAGCAGTCACACGAAAAAGCACAGTGAGTCCAGCAACTGTGAAACAATCTCCAGCTTTCATCACTCCAGCTTCGCTTGCGGTCCAGCCGTAAGTCATCAAGGATGTGCCACTTTGTCCAGGTCCATTTACCTTCGGTGATCCAGCACCAGAACCATTCGCTGTCAGACCACTACCAGGCAACAGATAATGGGATAGCGTACACGTTGCCCCTGTGTTGTAGAGATTCTGAATCGTGACCAGAAGTTCTTGGACATCTTCATTCCCTGCTGGCAGAGCTGGCCAAGTTTCCTGCCAGATCAATCCTTGAGCCACCTGACTTCTGGTCTGGAGTCCACCGCTCTGACCTACGCTGATCAGGCTTCCGATGTTCTGTGGATAGGTGACACTCGCTGGCTTAACTGTTCTGGGGAATGCAGCCATTAGCGCATCCCACCTGTGATGAGTTGCGCCCTGTAACCTTGGCTGTCCCTCGATGCTTCGGCTACAATCTCAGCGATGGTTCCACCGTTCTGTCTGAGGAACTCGCCTACGCTGTTCCCATCGATTGCCTGAATAGGGAAGCTGATATTCTGAATGACTGTCATACCACCACCACCACCACCGCCTATTGATGGCATTATGCCAGTGATGGGTGTGCCACCGCCTATGTCTATTCCACCCACCATGTTCGGATTGGTTACACCACCACCACCAGCAGCCACAGTTGCAGCAGTTCCAGTGATGCCAGCGATGAACTCTGAATGAGGGAACATTGCTGTCAGTGCCTGGAATGCCACATAACGAGCAATCAGTTTAGTCAGCTCAAGTTGCATATAAGCAAAGAACCCAGCGAATGCGTTCTTTGATTCGCTGACAGATTTAACGAGGCGATCCACAAAGTTCTTGGTGAAGTTCTCGGTCATTTTCCGCAACTTCTCGTCCAGTGTTTCTATCGTTTTTCCTAAGTCTCCAAGGTCTGGAGTCAACTTAGTTGCTACTGCATCAGCTACGTTTACTATGTCTTCGGTGAAACTTGTTCCAGCCAACTCTCGCAGTTCTTTTAGGGCTTCGCTCGCTCTTTTGAAGGATTCTGGTACTCTATCCCACGCACCAAACAAATCTTCTGTATTTTTATCCAGTGCATCATATGCCTCTATCACACCAGCTATATCTCCTGTCATCATTTTTTTAAATACGGACATATAGTTCATCATCATCTGTAAAGAGTTCCACACCGCTTCTAGGGGGAGCCTCACCAATGAATCCCAAAGCAAGGTAGAACTTGCCATTATCATCTCAAACGCTGCCAATATCTTCAGAGAGCTTCCTTTGATTTTTCTGTTCCATTCATCGAATCCACCCGATGCCTCTGTCATCTTATCTAACAACTGGGTGAACACTGGCATCAGAGCGATAGCTATCGAATCTCTAAGCTCTCTGATGTTAGCTGCCATCATTTTGGCTCTGTTCGCTGGCGATTCCATAGTCTCATCCAGGTTGCCCATCGCCACTCCAGCCTTCTTGGTTATCAGCTCCAGTGTTGCAGTCGCTCTCTCCTGGGCGGTCAACGACTTGGCAACTTCCTTACTGGCAGTGATTAGAGCTAATGCCGTGACTTCCTCTTGCTTGATCTGGATGCCCAGCCTTTTCATGGATTCTGCTTCGCCTGTGAGAGCTGACGAGACCGCCATGCTCACCTCTGCTGTGGGCAGATTGTTGAACGATGCAAGGTCAGCCGCCACCTTGGTGATTTCTGTGGAGAATTTTGCAGACTCAGCCTGACTGAATCCCATCCCTTGAGCTATCGCTGCAGTCGTAGCGATGAGACCTTTGGCCTCAGTGATTGTTAGTCCAGCTTTATGTGCAAAGTTATCCAGAAAGTCTCCCACTTCTTTGGATGCTTTCGCTCCAAATACAATATCAAATTTTGACCCTATTTCCATGACAGCCGCACCGATGTCGAACATCTTCTTACTGAGAATGGCAAGTCCAGTGAGTGCTACAGCTGCACCAAGTGCAGCCGTTGCCATACCAGCCAGAGCTACCTTTGCCCTGCCTACTCGCTCCCGAAAAACCTTCACACGTTTCGCATTCTTATCCATCGCTCGTGCGAATGCACTGGTACTCGCAGTGACCTCAACGTGCAACTTGGAAAGATTAGCCATTTAACGCATCCTCGATTCGACTCGTGCGACCATCTCAGCTTGCTTCATCTCTTCGCCTTTTATTTTGCCCAGTGCTATCCACTCAGAGAACTCTCGTGATGTCATTCTCCTTTGTAACTCTCCGACAGGTATCCCGAACCTTTCTGCCAACTCAAACCACGCTCTCCTAGACGGAGAGCTTCTCAGTTTTTTTCAAGATCCTTCACATCATCATCGGTGATTCCAGACAGCCGACACGCTACTCCGAACAACCGATCCAACGCACTAGCCGACTTGCTTCCTAGCTTGACCGCATCCTTCTCGCTGAAGATTCTCTGGCCCTCGTCATCGACTGCACTGAGTGCCACCAGCCTAGCTCGCATATTCGCCATCGTGACGTTTCTGTTCTTGTCCAAAGAACCTTCCTCAAAAGAATCACGTTCAGATCCTTTCAGCTCTCGCAGGGCAACGATGCCACCCCACTCTGGAACCTGAACTTCCTCTGTTGCTAAATCTTCTACACCTAGAATGTCATCTTTCGACAAGCGTTTCATAGTACACCTCTTATTGAAGGGAAAGGTCTTGGCTTACTTTGTTACGATGTTGCTCTCACCAATGCTCCTGCACTGCTGAATGTAGCAGATGCCATAGCCTCGTCACCAACTGAACCACTCACTGGATTGTAACTTTCCAAACAAGCGACGCCTGTCCAACTTGGATTGGTCGCAGATACAGAGCCACTTGCTGGCTTGATGACCAGTTCAGTCGTTTTGCCTATAGCCAACAAGCCACTCAATGTGGCATCGACTGCGTTGTTTGCATCAGCGATGTAGTCTTGTATGAACTCGACAGTCACAGACCATGACATCAGTCCGACAGCGGAACTGGTGAAGGTGTCCCCCATCGCTGTGTCATCTTGCATCGCCATAGATTGATCGATTGTGATACTACGCACTCTCGCTGACAAATCTCTGGCAACAGGACTGGCAGCAGCATTCTCGACAGTCAACGATGCGTCATATAAAACTTGTGTAGCCATTTCTCTATCCTCTTAAATGATTAAATGATACCGATACTACAGATAAAATCGAACTGTGGCGAGCCTCCACCAATCGTGAAATAAACTCGCCACCAACTGTCGGTGATCGCCCCTGCCTTGCTCTTTAATTCAGAGGTGATCGCTGTCGCTTGAGTGTGCGTCAGCTGAGTGGTCGGAGATGAGAAGCCAGACGCACTGTCCGACTTCACCACAACGTCCAGCGTTGGTGATGATCCAGCCACTGTTATAACGTGCAAAGCAGAATATACTGATTGAGTCGCACTGACAGCTCCCAGATTGTTAGCTGCACTTGTATCAGTACTCGTGCGAGTCGTGCCTGGAGCCACCATGATCTCACCATGAATGACCTTCTCGCCTTGCCCCTCGCCTGTTACTCTGAACGCCATCATCTCACCGACTGTACCTGTGGCGATGGGATTGTATTCTGAGGTCTTCAGTTGGGTGAACAAAGCTGGTGAGCCTACCGCCTGATCTACGGGAGTAACAGTGACCAAAGCCTCTGCTGCACTGATGGCGGTACTGGTTTGCAGAATGCCATCATTCGTGCTGTCCCAGTAGCCTTCCCCTTCCAAAGAAACAGACGATAGGCCTGAGGCATTTGATGTGAATGTATCCCCAAAAGTCGTGTCATCCTGGAGATTGTTGGACATATTCAATCCAACAGCATTGAATGTTGAGGCCAGCGAATAACTACCCCAGTAGAGTCCGATGTTTGTTTGTACATAAGTGGCCATTGTTTATTCCCTGTAAGCTATTTGAAAGTCTCGCTCGACTGCGAACAGATCAGCTCCGAACTCAAACTCATCGGACGATGATTCTGGCAAGCATCCGTCTACAACTGGTGTCGTTGTGCTGTCCATATAATAACCGATACACGCCTTGAGTTTAGCTGCAACGTCTCTGGCATTCTCTGGAGTATCTGCCTGACAGCTGAACCTGAATCTGGCGATTACGTTGCCTGGGTCTGCAGCCATCGCTGGAGGACAGAACTCACTCAAACGCTCGTAAACTATCAAAGGTAACGTGGCGTCTGCTGGGCGTCGTATTGGAAAGCATCTAGTGGATACCAGATCCGTGACGGCACTGGTAGCCTGTAGTCTGCTGTATATGACGTCTTCAATCTGATTAGCCACCAGCCATGCCTCGTTTTTTGAGTTTCATAATGATTCGCCACAGCTCTTTTTTTATCACATCTGCCGCCTGTCTGCGTTTCGCATCGTAAGCTGGTATCAAGAATGGTTGTTTTCCCATCGTGCCAGTGTTTTTAGGAACGTAGCTGGCGATGGTTTTTCTGTTTCTTAACACCCCTGTGGCTATGCCACTCTTAGTTCTGGATTTTCTGACATATTCTTTTTGAGTCTTCTGCTGTCTTTTCTTGGTTCCCTTTTCTACAAACAAGCCATAGAACTCGCCATAGGATACTGCGACTGTGACCAACTTGATTTTCGTTTTCATCACTACCGACCGCATCCCTCTTTTCAATTTCCCCGACCTACCCCTCACAGCTCTGGCACTCGCCTCTCTCTTGATAACATTAGCACCTTGCATGGTGGCATACGTCAGAGCCTGTCCCCCTAGCCCCTTACCTAACATTTTAAATTGAGCGATCAGCTCTTTGTCTCCATCAATCTTGATGTCGGTGGACTGTATATGCTCCCCTACAAATCTCCCAGCCATCAGTCCAGAACTCCAGTGCCTGTGGTGCAGACAAACTCCAGCTCACGATTTTCCATGTCCACGTTGATCATGCTTTGGATGTCATAAATTGTAGTCCTGTTTTTCATTCTCCAGCGATCAGGCTCAACCTCTGCGATGATCGCATCATAGTGGGTGGTGATTCGCAGACCCTGGGATCCCAGCACAGCGTGAGCGTCAAAATATTCTCGCCCCTGCATTGGCTCGACCTGACAGAATCTTTCGCCTTTATCCACCCAGGTTGATGTCTCATAGCCATCGGTGTCCTTAGTGCGTGAGTCATACTGGAACATCAGCTTGGTTCGCAATCTGCTTTTCCTAGCCATCTTCTAATACCTCTGGAAGCGTTCAGAGTCGATAAGCCGTGAAACTCCCAAGGGTAGTTCTGTCGCTATTGTGCCTGTGATCACTGGCAGTGGCTGATCGAAAAAGTAGCTGGCCGTCATCACCACTGCTGCCTGAATAGCTCCAGGTACATCGTCAGTATCTGTTCCATAGCCAGCTTTGAACTTGACCTCGATAGGCTGTGGTCGATCCATGAGATCAGGCCAGTCTGCATTTTCATTTAGCCAAATCACTCCAGGATCTCCACCTGTGCTAACTGTATAAGATCCACTGGAAAAAGTATCGAGCGTCTCTGTCGCATCGCCATAATATTTGATGTGGCTGACAGACAATAATGGTGGATATGGAAGCTGGATCTCTCGTCCTGGCCAGCGGTCCAGATAGAGCGTGTAAGTCGTTTCAATTAAGCACCGACCCAAGTCGTTCTGGACAGCATTCGTTGCAGCGTGTATCAGCTCCTGTAGCGTTGTATCGAAGTCTCTGACATTGTCCAGGCCGAGACTTCGCTTCACTCTCTCCAGTGACACTGGTCGAGTCACAGGAGCGACATCTGTGACCACTCTATTCCAAGGTGTTTGACCGTGCATTATTTCAATGCGTCTTCAAGATCGGTTCTCGTCACTCTGCCACCGACTCCAGTCCCCTCGATTTCGATGCCTCTTTCTTCAGCCATTTTCTTCAAGGTCTTCACTTTCATATCTGCGAATGCACTGGAACTCTCTGGCGTCTCGACAGCAGATGACACAGCTCTTTGGGTGTCATCGAATTTGGCTCTGACTGCACTGCCGACCATGATCAGATTTTCAGCAACGTCATCTCGTTCCAGATACACCTGACCAGCAGTCGGACCATCAAGTCTCTTAATCATAATGCTCATAAATCTATCCCCGACAAAATGAGAAAAATGATGGGCAGGGAGATTGGAGAAACTCCCCACCCACCTAGTCTTCGGCTACTAAACCTTTAGACTATCACAGTCAGTCCCTCGACCTCTGCGTACCTGGCTCCACTGAGTACCGCACTAATGCCACATACTGTAGCTGTCCCTGGGTCAGTGAGCTGAACTCTCAGCCATGTGTAATCTTCTGTGAGTTCTGCTGCGTCTAACTCAATAATGTACGTTACATTATTGGTTGTGCCTGTTGCCACTCCTGACGCAGTCGCTGCGGTGCGAGCTGACAGAGTGTCCCCAGCTGCAGTCGTTTCCGAATAGTAAGAAAACGCCATGGCGGCAGCGGACGTACCACTAGCGTCTGTGGCCTGTTCAAGCGTGAACGTAGTGGCTGCCCCCACCACCCCGAATTGCAGGATGATACTGGCATGGCTGTGCTTAGCCATTGTCCAAGCATCGCTTGTCTGGGCACCTACGTTTATATCAATCGGAGGCAGTGCATTCACATAGTGGCCCTGCCCCTCTCCTATGCTAAATCCTTGAGCTGCTGACATATTATTCTAGCTCCTGGTGGCGAGGGTTATAAAGGGAGACTGCGTGGAGGTTCCCTGTGCTGGCGTGAGTGCCGAGTTCCACATACTTTGACCATCGCATCTGTACATCCATCTGAACGCTCTTTCGTCATAAAGGAAGCGAACGTGCATGGAAGAATCTCCCATGACAGCTCCTTTATCGATGAGCATATATTGGGAAAGATCTACAGCCATAATGTCTCCGACTGTTCCCAATGTTGAGTTATACTCTGTAGCAATGACTGGTCTGTTGTACAGTCTGCTGAACGGAGTATCGGACAATCCTAGTGGTGGCATATAAATGGGATGGTCACCACTCGTCATGGCAGTCAGTTGAGGCTCACAGTCTTGGTTAATTAGCCAGACCATTGTGCCTCTGCTCGATGCGTACATTCTGCTCCACATTTTTTCCACATTAGTGGCGTTTATAGTGGTAGCAGTCTGGCCGCTTTCCTTGGCCACAGAAACTGTGGCTGGAGCATTCAGGATGCCAAGAGGCTGTCCTGATCCAGTCCCTCTCATTATTGCGTCTTCGACTTTGAAGGCGATCTCCTGTGGTACGGCCCTTTCCACTAATCCAGCGAGTGATACTTGGTCCATCAGGAGTTCTTCCGTTGCGTAAAACAAGCAAGCCAGCTTGTTCAACGTCAACGTCTGCTGTGCGAATGTCGGCTGGCTGGCAGTTAATGCTGCAGCCTCTGCTGTCCAATAGGCTCTCAGCCCACCGAACCTGGTAGTGGCCCTAGAGGTCTCGTCCAACATGTTGTAGGTAAGGCCGTTGGCTGTTGGACCAATCGCCTGACGAGTTACCCTGCTGGCGATATCGTTTGAGGAGTACACTTTTTCCAGGATGCGGTCATTGAAATCCTTCTGCACGAGGAACCCACCATCGCTTGCTACCGCTTCCGATGCACCGCTGGCACGTTTTTCGTTTTCAGGATTTCCGCCTCTTTCCTGTAGAAAGTGTAAGCGCTTGTCCACGCTTTCGTATCTGCTTTCTGGGTGACTAGCATGGGCGATGGCTTGTAACTGCTCGCCTATGCTTTCAAATCCACGCTCGTTCATTCTGTCTTTGCCCATGCGTACTTCGGCATGGTCTCTGGTCTGATCTGGAGCGACTGATGCTTCAGGTCCGACTGGAGTGGTCGCTGGTTCTGATAAATCTCCAGCGATCTCTGCAAGCCTGTCGGCTCGCTTAATCTGAGAGAGTACGCCTTCCAATTCAGAGAAGTCAGAATCATACTTCTTCTGTTCTTCATCTGTCATGGTGCGTCCCTCGTTTTCAGCTTGGGAGATAGCGGTCTGACAAGACCCCTTTAGCTCCTTCGCTCTGGATCGCATATCCATTTGGGTTGTCCTATTTGTTAATGAATACAGGACGCACGAAAATGGTGTCCTGTAAGGAATTAGATTTGAAACGATAATGCTCGCCAAGCGTCACACCTCGATTCACAGAAGCATCCTGGTTGTGTCCCGATGGACAAAGGATGATTCCCACAAAATTTAAACCCCTGTCGTGGCCTGAACAATAGACACATCAGGTCAGGTGTGATTCTGCTTGTTGTGCTTATAGGTGTATCTGCGTATTCTTAATCATAATTAAATCATTCACGGAGAATTGAAATGGGAAAATGGGACGGACTCACGAGAGAACAGGTTTTGGAAAGATTGGCAGAAACCGAAAAGCTGAGAACAGCGATAGCATCGGCTGATGATTATGCGAGCGAATTGGCAAGTGCTTCGGAACGTGCTGTGATGGTCGGCCAACGGCCAGCAAGTTGGAAGCAGATTACCTTCATCGCCAACCTTCTCTTTGAAAAAAATCTGAAGCCAACGGCTTTTAATCTTGGATACGAAAACACTCAAGCGATTCTGAATATCAAGACAGCCAGTTCGATAATCAGCGACCTTCTCAATGGGCAGAACTAAGATGACCACTGAAACCAAAGTCACCATCGAGAACGCCTTCAGAAACTTCGACAAGTGGGATACCTACAATCTGGTATTCGCTCTGATGACACTTCGCAGATGTACTCTCCAACAGATCCAAGAGATCGCCAGTGATCCTGCCCACGACCCAGAGTTCCAAAGTGGCATCTCCCCAGAGGTGATCGCCATGAGACGCAGAGATGTTGTCATCGGACATTCTGGTGGACTAGACAACCATCGCAGATGGGTGATGTCCGACAATGGTCAAAGATTTATCGCTGAACAATCAGCAGTATTCGCTAACTAACCAAAGCCAGATAGGAGAACTGGTTGCCCCAGGGGATAAAACCCCTGGGGTTTTTTTATTGTGATTCTGGCTATTGTGCTTGTCGGTATATCTTCGTATTAATTATAGACACTTAAATCATACACGATGTAACAGAGGAACGAAAAATGAGCTACACGAGACCAGCCACAGACGAAGACAGAAACAGGATTGCCGATCCCGACGAGGCGGTGGTACGAGTTGTATTTGCCGATCCAGCAGGTACGTTGGAATCTCACCGACACCAGGACCTGTCTAGCGCACACTACTTCCTCTACCAGGAAAGAGTAAGAAGGATAGAGGAAAAGATGAACCACGACCTCGCCCACGCAAAGAGAATTAGGGACGAAAAGATGCACACCCTCAAGAAGCAAGCCTTCGGTCAGGGAGATTTGGAAATCAATTATGCTTACCAGGTGGAAATTCCAAAGGACTTAGAACCCAGCGAGAAGTGCGATCCTGTCCAAGCATAAAAACCAAACCAGTTTGAGGAACTGGTTGACCCCAGGGTTCATAGCCCTGGGGTTTTTTTATTTTATACAACTAGTCATCCATCTCTACTGTCAGCAATTTCAACTTCGTTTCTTGCATGGTGTTGTCAGGCTTCGCCTGTGGCACTTCGTCACTCGCATCGGTGTCATCAGTCACCAGAGTGATCCCAACGCTCTCAGCTGACCTCACTGCCACGCTGGTTTGATTATACGCTGGCCATGTTACTGGTGAAATCTCTCTGAGGTCGATGTCCAACAGAGTCCGAATGACTGGCTCCGTTTCCTGCTGCCACTCATCTCTGACTGTCAGAAACCCGAATGACATCTGCTTGACCACGCCACGTTGCAACAGATCCAACTGGCGTTCTGTGAAGTCTGATGCTTGTGCTTCAAAATACACACCGACATCTCTGATCTCTAGCTTCAGTCCTGTTGATTCTCTGGTGATAGGATCGGTGGAGTCATGTTGCCATAACATCACCACGTCAGAATTCGCCAGTAGTGTCCTGTCCACGGCACCTGGATCGATGCGTTCAACGAACCCACCAAGATCCTGGCTGTCTCTATTGAATGGCAGTGCCATACCACTGATAACCTGACCTTCATCAGTGTCACGCAATTCTATCTTTTCAACGTTGTAATCTCGTCTTTCATATGTTGCTGATTTCATTGGTCTATCCTATAGATGGTGATATGAAACAGTCGCACCCACTGTGTAGTGGTGGGTGGCCGATGTTGCTTCTGGGGACTAGATCCCCTGCCTCTGATTGTACTGTCGCTCCAGCCTCAACGAATCTCGCACTGGATGCCACTACCATTCCACTGAGCTTCTTACAGAATGGACAAGTGCCTGTGCCAGTCGTGACCCATCGAAGTGACATCACGCCCCCTGCAACATAAGCGAACTTGGAAAATGCTCCGTTGCCTTCGGTCGTTTCTTTGCGAGCCATCTTCTCAGCTCTGTTGGTGACCCACTGTTCCAGTCGGATGTCCAAAGAATTAATCAGCTCAATGAAGTCAGTCTCGCTGATGATGGACTGCAGCTGTTGTCGTGAATTTTTAGCGTGATGATTGCCCACCACATCCATGTAACCTCTGACAAATTCTTCCAGCTCCTCTGTGAAATCTGCTGGATATCCGACTTCCATCGCTGCCTGTGTATAGATTGCCTGGGCATAGCTTCTCACAACTGGAAGCATCATCGTGACAATCGTGTCGGTGAACTCTCCGTGGTAGAACTCCTCTAGCTCAGAGAATAGCGAGTCTGTTCCTCTCAATTCTCTGCCATCTGGTATTCCCGACAGATTCTTTTTCATCATTCGCTTGACGGCTTTCACCTCTCGATTGACTAGCCTTTGGCCAGCGTCACGGATCATCGGCCTGAACTGGTCGGCAATCTTTTTCCTGTTTGCTAGGCTTCGCAGTTCTGGAAGCGTTGCGTCCTTTCTGATTTCAATTTGTAAAGTACGCAGTTGCTGTCGCAGATCATTACGAGCCTCGTCATCTGTTTGATTTTCAGCGACCGATACTGGTGCAATATTCAGTGGCATCCAGTGGACAGATCCAGCAGGATCATTTATCGGATTGAGATTCTCTTTGGTTCTCCATTCGTCAATCGACAATGCTCCGTTCTGGAGTAGGATCTGGTTCGCTGTCGCACGAGCGATTGTGTCTGGTCGGAGCAATTCATTCATCTCAAATTCCACAAATGTTCCATCTGGAGTGAATCGTTCCAGTATGCTTTTTCTGATTGCTTGTTCCCAGCGTATCGCCCACGGCCTGATGCAGTTGGTGGCGAATGATCGGTTCTGCTCAGTCACGTTTGAGAACGTGGATCTGTCGAGAAGCATCAACAGGTGAGGTGGCACGTTGAACAGCCTCGCAATTTCCTCTGCCTGAAATTTTCTGGTCTCAATGAACTGGGCCTCGTCTGGTGAAACCGACAGAGCTGTCCACGATAACCCTTCCTCTAGCAATGCCACTGAGTGCTGTTTACCGCCACCATGAGCAGTGTTCCAGCTTTGCTTGATGTTGGACCTTGCCTCTGGCTTCAGCTTCCCTGGATGGCTTAAAATTCCAGACGGCATCGCAGAGTTATGAAAGAATCTAGTGCCATACTTTTCCGCTGAATTTGAGAGTGCAATCGCTCCAGCTCCTACAGTGATCGGAGAATATCCGATGAGGCCATCAGAGCTGAGTCCTTTGACGTGTAGAATTTCCTCACTGGAGAACACTCTGGGCTGTCCTGCTTTTTCTTTGTAGTGATACTCGACCACGCCATTGACCATCTTCAACTGGATGCGGTCTGGATGTAGCGGAACAATACTGGTCAGGTCACCGACTCGATTCGTTTCCAGACGAGCAAAGAAGTTGCCTCGCAGACAGAGATGTCCCTGTCCCATCTCGATGAACTCCACAGCCGTCTGAAACGAGTTCGGTTGCCATCTGAGTTTGTCATATAGATCGCTCTCACGATCTCGCTCTTTGCCACCATTGGGAATCTCTTTGTAGAGAATCAGTGGCAGACTTCCAAGAGTTCCGCTGATGAGATTGACTGCTGCCCAGACTGGAGTCTGAGTGATTGCCGACTCCGCTGTCACATCAGCAGTGTCGCTGAATCGAGAGGTGGGCTGATACCAGAAGTCATCGGCTGGTCCAGGTGATCCTCGTTCTTCTAATATCGAAAAGATGCCCATCGCCTAGAGTCTCCCCATTCTGAAAGTTCCCAGATACATCGCAATCACGCCCATCGCAATCAGAGATCCAGGCCATCCCACATATGCCAGAACACCGACTCCGATCAAAATCATTCCACCATATATGTGCATATCCCTCAAATCTGGTTTGATCATATTATCATAATTCCTTCATCTTCATAAATGGATGCTCCGTGTTCTCTGAGTGATGCACGGCCAAGAGCCATAATGCTCGCCACGATGCCGTCAATCTTGTGACGTTGTGACTTGCCTTTGTCTGGCTTGATATTCCCAGCAGGGTCATGGCGTACAGTCACGTTGTTGGCCATCCACGCCATCGCAGAGTTCCCACCGTGAGCCAGCTTACCTGAGACCACTAGTCGCTCAAATTCTTTGGTCGGCTCGCTGAGTGACATAAAACCCTGACGCATAGGAACAGTGATCAGCCCCAGATCGTCTTGGATCTTAGTTGCTGTCTGCTGTGCAGCCCACGGATCGTAAGCCACTTCCTGCACGTTATGATCATCGCTCAATTTTGCTATATCCGATAAGATGAAATCATAGTCAATGACATTGCCCTCAGTGGGAATGATCCAGCCGTTTTTTTCCCAGAGTGAATATGGGATGCGATCAATTCGCTCACGTTCCAGCATCGAGTCTTTTGGAATATAACAGCGCACCGCTAACCGATAAAGTTCATCGGCAGTCGGTGGAAACAAAATTGCCAGAGCTGTGATGTCCAGTTTGCTGGATAGGTCCAATCCCAGATAACAATCCTGACCGATCAAAGTTTCCAGATCCACCTCGTGATTGCACTTGTCCCAATCGTCCATCGAGAGCCATCGCTCTGTCTGTTGAGTCCATTGGTTCAGGTGTAATCTTTGGAATGCGTTCATGGAGCTGGGCTGGCTCAATGCCTCGCTGGCTCTCTGCTGAATGAACGATGGATAAATCGAGACCCCCATATTTGGGTTCGCCTTCTCCCATGTCTTTTCAGCGTAAGGATCATCGTCCTGATCTGCTGCAGAGATCCAGACGCACCAAGAATCGTCCTCAACTAATCCATCGAGAATCGCCACTGCGTGATCGTGTAGCTGGAAGCCGATCTGTTCCTGGTCATAAATCCCAGCAGTCGTGATCAGAATGTTCATGGGCTGACGCCTGGCTCCTTGGGCCGTCACGAGAGTATCCCAAACTTTCCTATCTTTATGACTATGCAATTCATCGACAATGTTTCCATGCGGTGACAAGCCGTCTAGTGTATCCCCTTCAGAGCTGAGAGGCTCAAACTTTGATGCAGTTCTTAGGACACTGAGATTCGCCCTTTGCGTTTGAACGTACTGCTGGAGTTCTTTCGATTGCTTAACGATCTGAGTTGCACAGTCAAAGACGATTCTGGCTTGGTCTCTCTTGGTAGCAGAGCTGTAAATCTCTGCACCTGGTTCTCCATCTGCCACCAACAGATACACACCTAAAGCTGCAGCTAGTTGAGACTTGCCATTCTTTCTCGCCAGCTCCAGCCAGAGAGTTCGGTGCAACCTGAATCCGTCTGGACGCATCCATCCAAAGGCTTCCAAGATGATGACCTTCTGCCACGGCTCCAGCGTCATCGGAGTCCCAGCCCATTCGCCTTTAAAATGCTTGCAGAAGTTTTCGACAAATGCAATGACTCGCTCTCCAGCTTCAAGGTCAAACCAGTACCCTTTCGCTGGCCATTCTCTGTGAGCATCCAGGATTCTTTTCCTGGTAGCGATCTCATGCTTGCCGATGGAACGATCTGTTTGCAGCAGATCACTGACCACTCTCAGGCCAGTGTCGGATTCAGCGATTGTTGGTGGCATCATGCTTCCAGTTTTCAACGAATATAGGTCCATCATTTCCAAGATATGGTCCGAGAGTATTATGCTCCAGCCACTCCAGAGCAACGTCCTTTCTGATCCCATCTCTCTCAGCTAACAGCTCCACGCATCTGTCCAATTTGTAAACAATTCGGAACGTGCCTGTGGCCTTGTCATAACAGCTTCCGATGATGGCATCTTCTAGGCCATCAGCCTTTAGCACGTTTCTTTCCCTTGAATAAGAACTCCTCAACTGGATCATTCGCATCAGTTGCGTTGCCTGTGTCGATACCACTGCGACTCGATGGATCCAGTCCGAACTTAGGAGCCAGCTTCTGCATCTGACTGAACGCCTTATTGCGTTCCGATACTTCTGGGATCACCTGACGATATCCGTTCTCTGTGGTCCAATACCAGTTGGATATTCCCAGTTTATTCAGGTACTCCGTCATCTCCAACCAGTCAGCATAGCTTTGACAGTAAGCACCGAAGGTTGATGCGTCTATTTCACCTAATAATCCAAGCACAATCAGCCGTGGTGCCAGGTCTTCCCACACCTCGACAGCCTTGTCGCTTAACCCATCAGGCATATCTGGAACTCCATCGGTCGATGCGAGTCCTTGCACCTCACGATAAGGTCTCGCTGTTCCTTGCAATTTCTTCAGTGCTTGCGGTTTTCTGACTGTCATATCGTCCTTGTTTTAAGTTATACCCCTGAGAATGGCCTACCTACGCCATATTTTCTTTTTGACTCCCCCTCCTATCGACACTGATCACATACATTAAAAGC